GGAACTAATATCACAAAAAAGGATATATACGATACCTATGCAGTCGGAGGAGTTGCTCTTGCTGAAACCGTTGATTTTTGTAATGCAACTGCGATGATAATGAGCGAAGATGGGAAACTAAGAATATTACAAGCATATTTTATGGCCGAGACTCGACTTGCTAAAGCTTCCAAAGCAGATCATGAAGACTTTGGAAGAATGGAAAATACAAATACAGAAAATATAATTACTTCTCAAGTTTTGATAATTACTCCTGGAGATTATGTTTCTAACGAATACGTAACTAGATGGTTTGTAAGTTTACGAGATGAGTATAGTGTAACGTTTTTAAAGATCGGATACGATCCCTGGATGTCCAAACAGTGGCTGACAAATATGCGTGAAAATGGATTTTCATTAGAGGAACATAAAACCGATAGTGAAACACATCAAACAGAAAGAGATCAAGGAGTTTTAAGCCCAGTAAGACAGGGTTCTTACACGCTATCTTATGCAATTAAAATGGTTAAAGTATTATTTGAAAACAGACAGCTGCTTTATGATAAAAATAATGAGCTGCTTCTATTCTGTTTTTATAATTTGAAGATTAAAACTGATTCTAATAATAACATGTCACCACATAAATCGAAATCTACAGGACACATTGATGGAACAATTGGAATATTTAATGCTATTATTGCGTATTTTAGATCCAAAGAATTATATGCAGAAAACCTTATTGATAATTTTAAAATATAAATGTATACTAAACAGAGAGGAATTGTAACAAATGAAATTTTTTTCAAAAACCACAAAAAAAGAGAAATCTAATAAAAAAAGAGATCGTGAACTACGAAGTATTATTGCAGGTTTATATGGTAATAATGTAGCTTCTTTTGCAAAAAATTATGCAATGAACTCTTTAGAAATTCCTGAAGTAAGAAATGCAGTTGAGATATATTCTAATATGTTTTCAACTGTTCCAATGTATCATAAACGAATAGAGGCAAATGGTAATGTAACTTATATAGCAGATGAGCTTACTAATATTTTGACAATTAAACCAAACCCTTTGCAGAATGCTTCTCAATTTTGGACGACAGTAGTTACGCAATGGATATTTAATGGAGACGTATTTATCGAACCGATTTTTGATCCATCAACTGGAAAATTAAAATATTTATATTGTTTACCTGCTTCATGTTTCGCCTTTGGTTTACAAAATACAGGAGCATATGTGACATTTTATGATATGAATGGATCTGCTGGTAAACAATATAATTTGAAAGATCTGATTTATTTAAACAGGCATGCTAGTACTACAGGAGGAGCAAAGATTAATCTTGGAATATATGAGCAAGTTTTAGATTCGCTGCAGGAACAAGCGATCAACGTGGCTGATCCGCATAAAGTAAGAGCGATCATTGAATCACAAACTAAAATGTCTCAACTAAAAGAAAAGGACAGGAAGGGTATTGCTAAAGCGGTTAATGCTAGTTTCGATGAAAATGTTAAGGGTTTGGCATATCTTGATGGATCATATGAGATTACACCAGTCAATTGGAATGAGAACGATGTAAATCAAAGTCTAATGCAAACAGTAATTAACACAGTTGATGAATGCGTAGGTATTCCAAGAAGTATTATCAATTGTTCCGCTAACGAGAATGAAGTAGAACTATTTTTAAGCACACGAATATATCCGATTTGCTTACAATTCGAACAAGAATTAACAAGTAAGTTATTTACTCCACGTGAAATTCAAGTTGGAAACAGGATCGAATTGGATCAATTTGCTTTACATATAGCTTCTTTGCAATCATTAACTGCATTTATATCCATCGCAGTTAGAAATGGTGTATTATCAATCGATGAAGCTAGAGAGAAGTTTGGATATGCTCCTTTAGAAAACGGTCAAGGTAAGGATCACAATATTTCATTGGATATGATTAGCTCTTCATTATTAAACGAATATAAAATGAATGAAAGTTCTAATTCAAGAAATGCGATAAATAAAAATATTAAAATATCAAGTTCAAATAAAGGAGGTAACTATGATGAAAAATGAAAAGACTAAAATCACAGAAAATAGAAATATATTTCTATTTAAACGAGATTTTAAAAATGAAGTTAGACAAGATGAAGCAGGAGGAAAAGAGTTAATCATTAGAGGATATGCCATTGTCTTTAATGATAAAACTAAAATATATGATCCATATTATGGAGAATATGTAGAAGAGATCCTGCCGACTGCATTAGTAGGAACAGACCTTAGTGAAGTGTATTTATTTTTTAATCATAATTCCGAGAATGTTTTAGGTAAAGCAGGTATTAATCTAAAACTAGAAACTGATGAAAAGGGGTTATTTTTTGAAGTCAATCTGCCAAATACACAATTGGCACGAGATGTATATAACTTAGTTGAAACTAAAATAATTGATGGGATGTCGTTCGGATTCTGTTCGAGTGATTACGTTGATCCTGTTAGCAACACAAGAGTTATAGAACATATTGACGTATTATCAGAAATATCAATAGTGACATTTCCAGCATATAAAGATACAGCTGTAATCGTTAAATCCGAACGTGAGAAAACTAGTAAAGAAAACGAACAAAAGCAGCAACGTGAGAAAACGTTAGAAAGCATCAAAAAAGCTGATAGTGAACTAGAAGATAGAATTAAAAGTTTTGAAAAGTTATAAAAAAGGAGGATTTAATTATGACAAAAAACATTGAAAAATTAAGAGACGCTAATTCAGAGTTAGAAGATCTAAAATTAGATCGTAAGATTACAAAAGAAAAAATGGTTGCTGCAGCAATGGAACATCGCAATGCAGCTGCTAATTCAAAAGAAGAAGCAAAAGCCATTGAAATTCGAAAAGCTAATGAATCCCTTGAAGAAGGTAAAAAAGAAGTTGACAAATTAGATATTAAAATCGCAGAAGCTGAAAAGAAAATAGAAACCTTATCAGCGGTAACAAAGGAGGAAGAAAGAAGTATGGGAAATACAAATTATTTAGAACAAAGAGATAACAATGTTGCACTTGAAACTAGAGCAGCTAGTTTAGTTAAGGAAAGAGCATTTAGTATTCCAACAGCAGAAGTTAGATCAGTTTTAGTTGCCTCAGGAGGAATTGCTAAACCTACAGCGGTCAATGGGATCAATGATATATTTCCTATCCTTCCAACAATAACAGATTACGTAAAGGTTAGACCATTAACTAAAACTGGCGGAAACAAAGTATCATTCAAAAAGACAAATGCAACTGCATATAATAAAATTGATGGCAGTGCTGCAACAGAGTCTAGTCCTACTTATGGAACAGTCAGTATTGCTCCAGTAACAATAAACGTTTCGTCTTTTGTATCAAATACAATTGCGAAACTCACTCCTCTAGACTACTATTCAAATGTTCAAGAAAGTGCATTAATTGCATTAAAGCTTAAACTTGCAGAAGATGTACTTGTTGGAGATGAATCAGTTAATTTCAAAGGAATTCTCAATTCAGTTGATGATGATGCTGCGGTTATGTATGAAACATATCCTTTAACAGCAACAAGCGGATCTAAATATACATTCGATGCTGACTTCTTAAAAGACTTAGCATTATCTTACGGAGGCGATGTAGTCGTATATGGCGGAACACCGACACTTGTATTGAATAAAAAGGATTTAATTGCTTTAGGACATGTCAGAGGAACAAACGAGAAAAAGGCTTTATATTCATTCACATTCAATGAAACCAATCCAAACATTGGAACGATTCAAGAAGGTGGTTTAATTGTGAAGTTCTTAATCTCTGATAAACTTGCTGCTATTACCGATACCACTGCAGGCACAACACCTGTCAAAACATTAGTATATGGAATTTTAACCAATTACGAATTAGACTTATTTAGTAATTATGAGATTAAAGTATCCACTGAAGAAAAGATGTCCGCAGGCTTATTATCCATTTATGGAGAGGTTACTGCAGGAGGTTCTATAAGTGTTAAAAATGGTTTCAAAGTTGTAACAGTTGCTGCTGCTTAAATCTATTAGATAAAAAATGAAAGGAGAACGATATGGCTGATATAGCAAGTGCATTAGATATATTAAAATTATCTCTAGGAATAATGAGTCAAAGCACAACGATAGATAATTATTATAATAACTATTTATCAATGGCCAAAAACGACATATTGACTTATGATATCAGTGAGAAAATATATGATGTTTCCGACACTGGTGTTGAAACGGAAAATGTGAAATATACCGAGTTATTCAAAGAGTGCCAAGTTTTATATGCAAAAGCACTTGTTGAAGATCGTTCTCCTGAGGATGATAATTCTGTTAAAACATTAACAGCTAAATTATCCGATCTTACTAGAGGAAATCACTATGAAAACATTGAAGAAGTTGATTAAACTTGCGAACGTATCCTCATCATCAAATGATGATGGGGATACTACATTTGTCATTACCGACTTTATTGAAGTCTATGCAGATACTAATGACATAGGAATTCTAACTAAACAATATGGAGTTAGTATAAATATTGATTTCACAATGGCAGTTACTCTTGATCGAATGTTATTCAACGATCAAAGATACATGGTAGTTGAAGACAATTTATTTGAAATAAAAGATACTGCGAAAGCTAAATATTTAAAAGATGTAACTCTTAATGTGACTAAAATTTCAAATGATGAT